TATCTGCTCTTTACTTAATACTAGTTTCTCACCTTCTAACTCATCGATATTATTCTGCGCTTCACTGATGACTGCTTCTAACTCTGCTCTTTCTTCTTTCTGTGATTGACGAACAGCAATAGCACCCTCTGGTCCACGAATACGGTCAAAGTTCATGAGAATTTGCACTGCTTCATCCAACTGTCCAATAACTTTCGTGGCATCTTCTATGGTAGTTACTTCTCTTGTAATTTTCTGTTCAATTCTTTCGATTACAACAGTGTTATCACCAGTAGCAATTGTCTGGTCTAAGTGTGCTTTTGATAAGAAACCAAAGATACCCATGCTTGTGATGAATATGAGTACTACAACTGCAAGTGTCAAATACGACTTCAGTAGTAGTGGTGTTTTATTCCAGTTCTGATACAACCAAGATGCTGTGACTAGTTTTCCTACTTCTAGCACACCACCCATCAATAGAACAGGTAGTTTTGCGGCACTAAAGATAGCGGCAAGACCTAGTAAAGAGTATAGTGCGGCGATTGCTGAAATTGATAATGCCGACAATAGAGTAATTAGTGCTAGTGTCATAGACGGTCTATTCCTGCTTTGCAGATATAAAAAGCATCGACAATATCTGTCACTGGCGAATCCAGTGTGTCTTGCCCCATTATATCTTTTAACTGTAATATATATTTATGTTGTTTCAGAAATGCTTCATACATTGCTTCTTTATTAGCATTACCTTTATCTGTAGCATACTTCTTAACTTCTGCCGGCGAGATTGTACTATAAGTCATTTGATTACGATACAAACGCATCTTTAAAGCACCTGCGTTCTCTCCTATATGAAAGACACGACCTTTTGCGCCCATAGCATAATCTTCTATGAAAACATGATTTATTGATTGCAGACCAAACTGAGCATCCTGTTTGCTCATGCAACTCATCGCCCAACTAGAAATATTGTGATAGCGTTCTTCTGCACTATCCCATGGTTTATGAAGGTCACCATAGATGTTATTCCAGGTGCCTTCATATTTCTTTTTGGTTGTTAAGAAATAAAACTGACAGGTAAAAAATGAAACATCTTCACTAGGCGATATGCATATCGCTGGACTGCTTAGTGAATAGTCTATCCCTACATACATTTTATTTCTGAAATTGCAGAGAATATTGTCTGCCATTGTGTGTGAATTTTACAATGGAATGACTATATACAGTTTTCACTTCTTCTTCGTATCTTGTTTCTACTGTGCAAAATCTTGCAGGTTGTGCTTTTGCTTGACTGTTGTTGTGACCTATAATACCACCAATGACTGCGCCTACTGCACCCCCATTGTCTACGTTCTTTGTCACGTTATTACCAATCAGACCACCAATAATAGCACCTTTGAGCATATCACCTGACCTGTCTCCTGATACTGTTCTATCTGTACAGACTTCTACCTGATATGGTTTCTTAATGATGACTTGTTTGTTTACATCAGTCACCGTTTGAGCATTTGCTGTTGTTGTAAATAGTGCAATTGCACCAATCAAAATATACTTCATTATAAGTCTCCTTCTTTCCTGTTTTCGCTAAAATATGCGTCAAACTCGCCTCCAGGATATCGACTTTCTAGTTTGAACACATTCTCTTTGATTACATCATTCGGGTCTAAATCCAATGCGCTACATGCATTAACCCAATACCAAATAATATCCCCCAACTCTCGTTTGAGGTGAAATATGGTGTCATCATCCAAAGGTTTTCCTTGGAACACACATTTCTTAATAATTTCATTGAATTCGCCTCCTTCACTTGATAGTCCGATACCTGCAGTCAATAATGTAGCAATATTGACTTTATTGTCCAACTGCATTAGTCTACCTTCTAAATTATGTAGACTTTTACTTTCAATACTTGTCACACTTGTCACAAACTTCTGATAATCATTTAATTTCATTATTCTTCATCCTCTTCAAAATCTAATTCACTTTCTACTTCGCCCCCACAAAAAGGACATGTTTGCACATCATAATAATCTTCATCCATATTGTGTGATATCTTAAACTCGGCATCACAATGAGTACAAAAATATGTCTTCCCTCTCATAAGAACTCCTACAATTTGAAATCTTTAAATGTATCATCTGATACATCTTGCTTGATACCTCCAATGACATAGGATTCAATTTCAGTTTCTTGAGGTGCGTTCTGAAGTCCAGAACTATTCAACCAATGCATTGTCCACGGTAGTGGGTTGTCACCTGGTTTGATGCTAAAGATAGGGTCTAGACCAATTGCTTTCATACGCTTGTTTGCTACCCATTCTACATAATCTGACAGTAACTTTTCGTTCAGTCCAATCATCGAACCGTCTTTGAATAGATACTGCGCCCATCTTTTTTCTTCATCTACTGCTTCTTTATATGCTTCATACATCCACTCTTCTTCTTCTTTGATTACTGAAAGCATCTCTTTATCATTTTCAGAGTTCTTAAAGTTCTTAATGATATGCTGTGTGATAGCAAGATGCTGACTTTCATCTCTCGCAATGAATGAGATAATCTTCGCACTACCTTCCATCAACTTCAACTCACCGAATGCAAATGTACATGCAAATGACACATAGAAACGAATACCTTCTAGAATATTCACCGTCACTAACGCACGCCACAACTTTCTCTTCAGTTCTTTTGATGAACCTTTACCTGTTACTTCGTACTCTCTCGCATAGTTCATAAAGTCATCATAGCACTTTGTAATGCTATCTGCTCGTTCCATGATGCGCTTGTCATCAATGACAGTATCAAAGATTTCTGCTGGATCGGAGTATAAGTTCTTAATCATGTATGTGTAACTGCGACTATGAATTGTTTCCATAAAGTCCCATGTAATGATACAACCTTCTAATTCAGGCAGTGAGCAGTGAGGTAGAAACGCAAGACATGGACCTCGTCCTTGCACACTATCAAGCAAAATCTGATACTTCAAATTAGATGTGAAGATGTGCTTCTGCTCGGGACGCAATTCGTTATAGTCATTACGGTCTTTCTGTAATGAAATCTCTTCTGGTCGCCAGAAGAAACCCAACTGCTTTTGCGTTAGTTTGTCAAAGACAGGATACTTAAATTCATCGTATCTTTGCATACCTTGGTCTTCGCCAAAGAACATTGCTTGTTTAGTAAAATCTACTTTATTCTTATTAAATACGCTTGACATTTCTTTCTCCTATATTGCACATGCGTCACATGCTTCATCATCATCGTTTGACTGTAGTGTAGCAGGTTGTGTTTCTGCAACATTGTCATGCCATCCAATTGAATGTGCTGGTTCATCATCATCTTTCTTACCATCATATGTATTTTGATAGTAAGAGGTCTTCCAACCATATTTGTATGTTGTCAATAAGTCTTGTGCCATTACAGAAATTGGCACTTCATTATCTTCATAGTTCTCTGGATTATAAGACCAGTTGCCACTGATTGCTTGGTCAAAATACTTCTGCATCATTGCTACGACTTTGATATATCCTTCGTTGCTTGGCATATCCCATAGCAATGTATAAGCACTCTTCAGCGTAGAGTATTGCGGAACAATTTGTTTAAGAGTCCCTTTCTTTGATTTTTTAACGGACAAGTAGTCTCTCGGAGGTTCGATTCCATTGGTCTCTCCTGACACAACGGAACTGCTCTCTGATGGCATCTGTGCGGACAATGTTGAGTTCCTAAGTCCATATGCTTTGATGTCTGCCCTAAGAGATACCCAATCACGACTTAGTTTCCTGTTGCATATTTCATCTATTTCTTTCTTGTAAGTATCGATAGGCAGAATACCATCTGCATACTTTGTTTTATCGTAGTATTCGCACTTACCTTTTTCTTGAGCAAGTTTATTTGATGCTTTCAACAAGAAATACTGAAAACTCTCAGACAACTCATCTACTAGTTCCCACGCTTTAGGGTCATCATACTTGACTTTATTTCTTGCTAAGTAATGTGCTAGACCTATATATCCAACTCCTAAACTGCGCCTTGCTTTTGTTGACACTTCTGCCGCAACAACAGGATATCTCTGATAATCAATAATCTCATCAAGTGAGCGAACTGCTAAGTCGCACAAATCTTCTAAATCATCAGTATTCTTTAACTGTCCAACATTGATTGCAGATAAAATACACAATGCAATCTCACCTTGGTCATCATCAATATGCTGAATAGGTTTAGTAGGTAGTGTAATCTCTTGACATAAGTTTGACATATAAATTCTGTCTTTGAATGAACTATGAGTATTACAATGGTCAATGTTCATCAGATAGATACGACCTGTTTCTGCACGTTCTTTTAACAGACTGATAATTAAGTCTCTAGCAGAAATAGTCTTTTTAGGTACACTATATGCTCTCTCATACTTCTCATATAACTCATCAAACTCTTCTGTGCCGAATGCTTCATATAGACCAGGTACATCGTGCGGCGAGAATAGAGTAACATCTTCATTCTTTAGAAATCTTTCATAGAATAATTTCGACAACTGAATAGAGTAGTCGAGTTTACGCACACGATTATCTTCAGAACCTTTGTTGTTTTTTAGTACTAGAATATCTTCAATCTCTTTGTGCCAGATAGGAAAGTGTGTAGTAGCAGAACCACCGCGCACACCATTCTGTGTGCAACATCGTACAGTTGCTTCAAACTTTTTTAAGAATGGAATAACACCAGTATGTTGAACTTCTCCATCTCTAATCTTTGAGTTAATACCTCTGATACGTCCTGCGTTGATACCGATGCCTGCTCGTTGAGACACATAGTATCCGATAGCACTATCAGAATTGAAAATAGAGTTAAGAGTATCGTCAACGTCAACAAGAACACAAGAAGCGAATTGGCGTATCGGTGTACGAATGCCCGACATGACTGGCGTTGGGATGTTAATCTTGAATGTCGATATTGCATTATAATACCTCTTAATATAGTTCATTCTAGTTACTCTAGGATACTGTGCAAACAAAGTAGCGGCAATAAGAATATACATAAATTGTGGTGTCTCAAATACATCACCATTGCTTCTATCCTGTACAAGATATTTGTCAACGACTTGTTGCAGACCAGCGTAAGTAAAATCTAAATCGCGCTTATGATTGACCATATGATTAAGTGCTTGCCACTCATCTTCATTGTAGTAAGTCAATAGTTCTTTGTCATAAACACCACGGTCAATGTTGTGCTTTACATGTTCAAGTAAAGGCGGGTACTCAAAGTCACCAAATACATTTTTACGCAACCCGTACAATAACAATCTCGCGGCAACGTATTCGTAATTAGGTGCATCTAACGAAATCAAATCTGATGCAGACTTTACCAAAATCTTCTGAATATCACTCGTTTCAATGCCATCATAGAATTGAATGCCAGAATTCATTTCTACTTGTGATGGTGACACACCGTGTAAACCTTCACATGCTTCTTGAGTAATCTTCTGAATTTTTCTGATATCTAATGGTCTTTTTCTGCCGTCAGATTTAACGACATGAATATCTTCTTGTACCATGTTCTCTCCTTATTTAATTCTGAACTGTAAATATACTAACGGATGCTTCGCTTTAATATTTGGTTGTGCAATCTTACACCAAGGTGTGCCTTTTGACACATAAATTCTACCTGGATATGATGCGACCACATCCTCTGGTTCAGTATCATGAAATGTAATATATTCACCGCCCCAATTTTTCGACCATGCTTTAGCAAAACAAACACTAACTACATATCCATCTTCAGGTGCATGAAATGGTAAGGGATAATCATCGTAAGTATATGTGTGTACAGATGGATATAAAATAACTGAGTTCATATATCTACGCATCTCTGGGTTGTTAGTACAGACTTCTTGTAAAACTTGTTTACATATATCTATAATTTCTTCATCAGACTTCTCGTATAAGTCAATTAATTCAGTATCCATCTGAGTTATCATGTTATCATAAAAACACAGTTCTGGTTCTGCTCTTGTTTTATCATACATATGGTCTGCTTCTATTGCATGTTGAAGTATTGACATAATCTATTCTCCGTAACTTTCAGCGAGTTCTGCGCCATGCTTTATTGCATACTCTTCATCGCCATC